AAAACAGCCCTGATCCAATGTCATGTAGTCGCTGATATGGTACGGGCGCGATCCGTTGAACCTATCCCACTCATACCGAGCGCGCAGCGAAAGAAAGTCGTTTCGCCGCAAGTCCAGTCTGGTGATTTTTGGCAAACGCAAAACAGGCTCCTCTATTTCTCAGTCTGTTTCGTAGAACATTCCAGCGCGGCGTCACACATCGCCAGCCACTCGCACTCGATAATATCGTTGAGCAACGTCCCGCGCGTGTACCCACCAGCCGGGTGTGCGGCTGATCCGGCGTCCAGCATCTCAGGCGTACAGTCGCGCATGGCGGCAATGGCGGCGCGGGCAAGATGCCGCCACTCGTCCTTGGCTTCAGCGCCGTGATCTTCCCATTCGCTCCCTAAGCCAAACTCCACGCCGGTTGAATGGTACATATTCATAGCCACCCGTTCGATCATGTCAGGCTTCACCAATCCCATTTTCCGCGCAAATGGCGTATCTTGCGGTTTGCCATAGTCGGTCATTTAGCCTCCTCATGGCCCAGCACCAAGGTTAGCAGCCTGTACGGCCATATCTTCGCCATAGCCTTGCGGCTCATGCCCCGCGCGGCGTTGGACCGGATCAGGTCAACAGACTTGGCGTGGTGCTGGACATACACAACGTCCTCATTGCGGGACTGGCGTTCCATAATCAAGGCGTGAAGTGCGCTGTCGCGCTCGCAAATTTGCATATTTGGCCTAGAAAGGTATTTCGTCATTTAGGTCGTCCATTGAAATTGCCGGGCCTAGATCAACGGCCTTCTTCTTACGCCCACGCTTGGCAACTTCCCGGCTGGGCGTGTGGGCGGGGCCGTTCTTGAATGTCTCACCCGTGCCTTCAACGAAATACTCGACAAAATTCACGCCGCCGTCAACAGGCGTCCCATGTACCAAGGCTGGGATGAATAGATGGCTGTCGCAGCCCTTGCGCTGGTCCTCGGCTGATAGCGCCTTGGTGTATTCGTTACAGAACCATTTGCCGTCCGCGATGGGCGTGGAGTGGCAGCATGTCCTGCAATTAGCTTCGGCTGGCTCGGCCTGGTGGCACAGCTTGTACATATCGCACATCTTGCACAACCAGTGCGACGGGTCTTCGCTGATCCTGTCGGCGGGCGTAGAGCGTTTAATCGTGCGCTCGGCCCGTGCCAGCAATTCCCTGTATGTCTCCTTGTCGAAATGCACCCATTCGGTATGCATGTCGTCTGTGTTCTTGTTGACGCAGATGTACATGGCCCGGTCCATCTCCATCATGCCCATGTAGGTCTGCATCTGAGCATAGTGCTGGGGCTTGGCCGCTTCCACGCCCTTGGCCTTCAAACTGGTAAATGCCTTATCGTTGGCGGTCTTTATCTCCAGTACGGCCCACGACTTCGGCGCTTCAGGGAAGCCCAAGCCCACGCCGTCAAGACTCCCGCCAAAGTGGCCGGTACTATCACGGCAAGCGATCTGCTTACCGCCGTCCTCAGTGTGCAATTCAACACCGATTGCACGAAGTTCCTCATAAACCCGCGCCTCCTCGCGCTTGCCAGTATCGAACAACCGAAGGACGCGCCCCCCAAACTGGGGGGTCGCAGCCCAACGGAATGTAAGCCAGAGAAAACGATCACAGTGATGCCCGATCAATGACGCGCCAAGATGCTCGCGGTGATCTTCCTTCTGGCTTTCATACCATTCGTAAATCTTGCGGGCCGTGGTGTGCATAGAGTCGGGCAGCGGGGGCATTACTTACGCTCCCAAGGCTTCTTGCCGGAAGTCACGGCAACAGTAGCCCTTGGAGCCTTGGCGACTGACGTATAGCCCATGACCTTGTTGCGGGTCGGGTCACGCCGGTCAATGTCCAGCGACATGACAAAGGGAACGTCATGCAACTGCTCGCTGCTCTCCAGCTTCTCAATGTTGCAAGCCGCCTTGATGCCGTTAAGCTGGCTGCGGGCAATCTCCTCGGCCACCTTGTTGGCGTTCACGACATTCAGGCGTTCCCAGATGCGGCGACCAGAGTGAGCGCCGTCGATGATCTGGATGGTAAGCTCCAGGTACTCGCCGGTCCCGGCCTTGGTGGTCTTCATCTGGCTATCAGAGATCATGGCATTGTAATCACCAGGCGGCAGCGGTTCAAAGCTGGTGCGCTTGGGGGCTTCGTAGGACGATACGTCAAAGTCAAGTACAGGCATTTGTTTGTTCCTTGTGGTTAGCTGATGGCTTCGGCAAATGCATCCCACGACAACGGGATGCTTTCAGGCATGTTGTAGCGATTCTTCGCCATGTAAGCGGGGCGTTCGCTCGTAAACAACAACCGCTCGCCCGTCGAGATGCCGCGATTGTTGGTCTGGTTAAAGCCCACATCGTCCTTCTTGACGATGGTTCTATAGTTGGCGAACAGGACAGCATCGGCCCACTCACGAACCACAGCGTTGCTGCGTTCCTGGAGTTTGGGCTGGTAGCGGTCATAGGGTTCGACTTCAGGGCTATCAAAGCGTTTAATCGTTGTGTGGGCAATCAGAATAACAATCATGCCCTTGTCATTACGCAGGGCGTTCAGGCCGTCGAGGATTTCCCGCCAGCGTTCGGCAGCAATGAGAGCGCCCTTGCCATAGGCCAAGTCCTTGGCATCGTATTTCTGTTCGATCTCGCGCTGGATGATGGCTTCAAGCCAGTCCAGACTGTCGATCACCACAGTCTCGAACGCATGGTTGTCTTTGTAAAGCGTAGAAATGGCGTCCATCACATCTTGGAACGATGTTGCCAGCGGGAAATGATCCACGTTAAGCGAGCCAAGGCCGTCCTCAGTCAAGATATAGACAGGGTTAGGCGCACCGGCACCAAATGTTGACTTGCCGATACCTTCCACGCCGTACACCATGACGCGCGGCGCGGCCATTGCTGTATTTTTAAGAATGCTTTTAAGATCAAAGGCCATTATTCAGTCTCCTCAATAGTTATGCTGGTTTTCATTGGTTTGGTTGTGACCGCCTGGGCTATGCGCTTCCACAGATCGGGGCGGTTGGCCCGCAGGAACTTGAGCGCGGCCTCGTCGGCCTTGGTTTCAGTCTTAACGGGCCGCTGTCCTTCAGGCCATCCGGCGGTAATGTCCAGCAGCATGTCCAACTCTGCCTTGTAGGACAGCTTGCCGGTCATCTTTAGCTTGTAGCCGTTCGTCAGCGTCCAGCTAGACGAGCCTTCTTCCTTGGCCGGGTGCAGTTCCAAAATCTTGTCTTCAATCCGCAAGCGTTCTGCATTAGCTTGCCGCTCCGCGTCCTTGACGATAAGCCAGCGTTCGGCCAGATGTTCAAGCTCTGCTTCGGTATTTGATGGTGTCATGGCGGTTCTCCAAATCAGGCGCGCTATGCGTAGCACCCTGTTTGCGGAAACTACAATATGTTTATTTTACAAAATGTCTATTGCACACGGTTTACAGCCGTGCATATTAGGCGAATCACTACCCAAAGGATTTTTTATGTCACACATCAAAGGCCGTTGTGAACCGGCCTATTCCGTTATCCGCCGCCTCGGCGGTGTTACAGCCACAGCAAAAATCCTCGCCATCGCCCCAAGCTCAGTCAGCCGTTGGCTAATCGCAGACGGTACAGCCGGTAAAATCCCCCAGAACCATTGGAAAGCCCTAATTGCCAACGCCAAGAAGCGCAAAATCCCGCTCGGACTAAGAGATCTTTTCGGCGTTAAATAGAGGCAATCATGCGTAATTCTGAGTTCCTGTCTGCCATCTATGGCAGGTTGCGGGACGACTATGGCTGGACGACATCCTTCGCAAGCGATCCCAGTAATGCCCCGCCAAGCTCGTGGCTGGGCAGTTCATGGTCTGGGTCGGAGTCGCAAAAGATCGTCATTAATAAGCGCGGCGAGGACAATAATTATTATTGCGTCAGCGTCATGCTCTCGCGCGGCGGCGACAAGCGCAGGAATAAGGATTGCTTCGGGCGGCTGGCTGTCCTGCTGGCTGATGACGTATCACCGTCTGGTTTAAACGACCTTGTAGGCTCGTATTCCTATGCCTTGGAAACGTCCAAGAACAGCTATCAGGTCGGTGTCATGCTGGACCCGGCAGACCCAGACACCCAGAACGCCCCCCTGATAGATGCCGTCCTGCGGGCAATGGGGGCCAGCGGCCATGTTAAGGCCGACAGCAGTGGCAACAACCCAGTCAGATACGCCAGGCTGCCTGTCGGCACCAATACCAAGAACCGGGAAAGCGGCCATTGGACTACCAGGCTGCTGTATCACAAGCTGGATGAAGTCTATTCCCTAGCTGATGCCGTTAAAACCTTCGGCCTTGACCTTGACATCATCAAGAGCGGGGTCGCCGCACCAAAGCCCAAGCCTGAAGGCGTTGGCGATGCGGTAGAGCTATTCAAGGCCATCATCAACCCCGACCTGGATCAGCGGTCATACCATGACCCGCTTATGAAGCTGTCGGCCAGCTTGGTCGCCAGTGGCCTCAAGCAGGGCGCAACCGTCAACCTTTTGCGGTCTGTCATGCTGGCCTCCAAACCGCCAGAGGAAGGCGAGGATTTGGAGCGTTGGCGCGAGCGGTTTGGGCCTGATCTGGTCCGCATGGTGCAGGGCGCTGATAAATACGCGCCCAAGCCCGAGGAGCCGCTAAACGTCGCCGCATATTGGAAAACCATTGACCAGCTTGGCGAAAGCACCAAGAACATCAAATGGTTAGTCAAGCATCTGATCCCGGCTGACAGCATGGGAATGATCTTTGGGGCTTCTGGCACGTTTAAATCGTTCCTCGCCCTAGACCTGTGCCTGTCTGTAGCCAATGGCAAAGCCTGGACGGGCCGCAAGACTGATTTCGGGGCCGTGGGATACATGGCCGCAGAAGGCGGGGCGGGCATATACAAGCGCATTGTGGCTTGGCAGGACGGCATACCACCGCCCCCTAACTTCCATGTCTGCACGGTCCCCTTGCTCCTGTCGGCCAAGGATGAAGTGGCGGCGCTGCGGGCTTCCATTATCGCCCTGCCTCAAATCCCCAAGCTGATCGTAATTGACACCCTGTCACAGACCTTTGCCGGGGACGAGAACAGTTCGAGCGACATTGCCAGCTATCTCCGCATGATAAACAGCGAGATACGCGAGCCATTCGGTGCCACAGTCTTGGTGATCCATCACAGCGGCCACAGTGCCAGCGAGCGGCCCCGTGGGTCGAGCGCCATCACGGCCAACGTGGATTTCCTGCTGGGCTGCTTTCGGTCTAACCCGGAGGCTTTAAACGCCCGCCTCGAAGTCACCAAGCAGAAGGACGGGGACAAGGTGAAGGGCCTGTATTTTGACCTAGAACGCCGGATCATAGGCAAGGATGAGGAGAACGAAAACATTTCCAGCCTTGTGGCTGTTTACCATGATTCCGTCGCCTCAATCCGCGAGAACAACGATGCGGGCAACAAGTACGAAGTCTTGATAATGACGATGCTAACAGAGGCCCAGGGCGGGCAGGTCATGGAAAACACCATGAAGGACGCCGCCATACCTATGGCAAAAATGAGCCGGGACAATGCAACGCGCGGCATTCGCAAGGCGCTGATGAAGCTAAAGGGCGAACACAGGGTGCGCGAAGGTGTGGCCGGAACATGGATGCTGGCGGATTAGGTGCCCCCCCGGCGGAAACCGCCAAGCCACACACCGGGGGAGCCGCCACCGCCCCAAAGGAGGAAGGGCGGGGCGTTTAATCTGTGATGATTTCCGAGAGCAGGGCTATATATCCGCATATATCCTGCAAGCTGTCTAGGTGCTGCGGTGACGCTTTAAGCCGGGACATTTTCAAATCCACCATACAAAGGCAGACCTGGGCGGGTGTCACCTTGTGGCCTAGCGTGGCGCTCCAGCGGGCTGCGGTGTCGCCCAGGTTGGCCCTTGGGTCGCCATATATCTCGCCGCGCTCGCGCACGATTAGGCTGACCTGGGACAGGAAATCGGCGGCTTTCATTTGATTATATCCTTTGTCAATTCTTCCATCGGGGTCAAGGCGCTTTGTGGCACAAAATAGCATGGCCGCGAGCCTGTCGGGTCTTTCCAATACTCAGGGCGTTTAACCGCCCCAATGCGACACCAACCCACCAGCCGATACTTGCCAAAGCTACCTATTACAAACACGCAAAGGTCGGCATCCTTGTCACTATCGTGCAGCAACAGATGGCCAGTCGGGCGGTCTGTATAGCGCACCTGGAGCGGGCCAACGTCAGGCGCTTTAAAGTCGCCCACAATCCCAGCCCAGTACAAATCTAGCCCCTTGGCAACGGCCAGTTCGGCCATAGTGCCTTCAATAGCATTGTGCCAGTTATAGCCTTGCTGGCCGTGCGTGGGTTGCCTGTTCTCGTCTATGACCTGCACCAGCCGCAGTGCGCCAACGTGTGCGCCGTGCAGCATTTCATACCAGCTAAGAATAACGTCCACTATTTGATTTTCCTGAGCTTGCTGGATTGCTCAACGCCATGACTTGATTTAAACGGCCAGCCATTAGATGCGGCGGGCGTGGTTTGAGCGCGCTGCGCCCAGATAGCATCTAGGTAATGCTCAATTGTCTCGCAGCTTTCGATCAGTTCTTCGAGCATTTGGCGGGCT